GCCCTGGTCGGCGGGCACCGGCGCGGTCGGCACACCGGCCTTGCCGGTGTCATACTTGTGGGCGTCATCGAGCAGCACCCACGGCGCAACGACTTCGAGTGTGGTCTGTGTGCCGAGGTGATCATTCTGTTCGAACGTCACCGTGCGCACCTTCAGCGTCATGTTGAGCATCGCCATCGGCGAATCGACGAACACGTTCTGACCCGCCCTCCATAGATTGGTGCCGTCCTGTGTCCAGCCATAGACGATGACATTGGCGACGATCTCGGTGCCTTCCCGCCATAGCGCCTCGTTGTAGGCGCGATCGCAGGCCTCGACTTTTTCGCCCGGCGTTTCCATCGGAATGATGACCTTGGAATAGACTTCAGCCTTGCCCTTCACCAGGCATTTGATCTCATTGGCCTGCGAGCCGAACGTGTCATCACTGCCGGCTTTGTGCGCGCGGGTTTCATAACCTTGCAGGAAAAGATCGTGGCTGATGACGCATTCCATTGCCTTGATGTTCTTGCCCTCGATCAGTGAGCCCACCACCGGGAAAGCATGATGGCCGATCAACAAAAAGTCGCCGGTTGGCGTCGCCGTCAGAACGTTGCCGCGGATCTTTGCCAGACGTTCTAAAAAATCCCACGTCAGTTCGCCGACATCGGCCGACATTTTTTCGAACGGCAGCGGATTGGTCACGCCGAGGATTTGCTTGCCGCCGGGATAAGGCGACAGCACTTCCTGAAAGATCTCCGCGATGGCCTTCTTGTCAAAACTGAGAGTCGGCGTATCAACGCTCGAACTATAGCCCCAATGCGTCTTGCTCTTGCCGATCAGCTGCACCTGATGCCGGTTGGCATCATAAGAGACTTGGCGATCGGTGATCAGTCCGGTCAGGGCCAGCTGGCCACCGAGCTCGATCTGGCATTCATCGCCCGGCTTGAATTGCAACAGCGTCCAGTCCGAGGGCGGCGGCGTGCGCTCGGCGGCGATGAACCGGAAGTGGGCAAATGAATCGCCCCACTTGTGTTGCAGCCAAACCGATTCCCAATCCTCGAACAGTTTATCGCGGACGATAAGCGTCGCGATCTCCGAGCGCGGAAACCGGCTTGAGCCTGGCGAAACTGCGAATGACATGCCTTCACGCCGACAGTGCTTGGCCGAGCGCCGGACAGAATGCCGGATGCACCACCTTGTTTTCCGCGATGATTTGATCGGCCCGGCCCGCGTCGGAATACAGCCGATAGGCGATCACCAGGCTCGGCAACGGACCGCCGAATTGATAGCCGAGCATGCGCGGCAATGGCCTGGCCGTCGTCACCAGAAAATTGGTCAGTGTGGCGTCGAGCGAGATCAGTGCCGCATAGGTCGCCTGGTCCATGTCATCGGCAGCGAGCTCTTCGGCGTCATCGAATGGCGCCCGCATCGTTGCCTTCAAGGCCTCGACATCCTGACGGCTGACGAATGTCAGGGCGGCAATGATCTGGGCCTGCTCGGCCAGGCAAAGATACATGCACGCATTCTGAATCAGGACGCCGCCGAGCGTCTGCGGATGTTCTTGGATCTCGACTTGCTGGCGCACGTCCTCGAATTGCTTTTGCGAGGCACCAGCAACGCGCACCAGATCAAAGCAGGTCTGCAGCGGCTCGCCAGCCTGATCGTTGGCCAGATAGATCTCGGCGTAAGCGGCGAGATCGCCGAGCCGCACCCGGGCCTGCGCGCCTGTAAGGCCCGCCGACGGAATGCAGGCCGCCAGGCGCTGCGTCAGGCGCTGAATGATGGCCGCGGCCTCGACGGAATCCGGCCGGTCCATTTATGAAATCCCATTGATCGGCGGCGGCGGCAGCCGCGGCGGCGACGCTTGCGGGATCCTCCGCGGCGCCAATGGCTGCGTGAAAGCCGACGGCTGCAGCGATGTCACCTTCGGCGCCGAATTGACGATGGCCTGCACCCTGCCCTTGAGGACTCCGACGCTGGCGAGCAATTGCCCGGTCACATTCGGCGCCGGATTTTCGGTCTTGCCGTATTCGACGAACGACATGTCGAACACGCAATAACCGCCGAAGCGTTCTTCCTCGGTCATCCGGTAGCGGGTGCAGACCACCCACATCGGCGCCTGCGTCGGCAGCTGCAGCACCGCGGGATCGCCCGCGTCGAGCACTTGAACCAGAGCATTGCGGGGCACGCGGTAGTCGCGCTGCCACAGTGTTTGGCCGCTGTTGAACGGATAAGCGATGCAATAGCCGCGCACGCTGAATTCCATGGCGCGGCGACCCATCGGTTCGGTATAGGGCAGATCCTTCTTCGGAAATTCGTGCGTGACCGCACGCTGGCCGCCTTCGCGCGAATTCACTTCGCAGAAAAACTCCTGATAGCCGAACGACGCTGGCAGCAATTGATCGCGCCAGACCGTATTGGGGATGTCGAGGATTGTCGCCACGATTTAACCCAATGCAATTTGACGGCCGCCGACATGCGGCTCGACCGGGCCTCTGCTCGCCCCCGCCATCTGTGTTTGCCGATTGACTTCAAGCTTTCGGAAAATGCCCGCGTGCGCAACATTCACATCGGTGCCTGGCGGCGCCTTGATGTTGGCGGTCAATGTGGCATGGCCTTCGACGCGCGTGGCGGCGGCCTGCTTTTTGTCCACCTCGTTGCGATCGCGATGATGTTGCGCGTCGAGCGCGCTGACCTTTTCTCTGTTCTCGCGCAGCTGCTCAAGATGCTTTTTGCCATAGAGAACATCGATCGAAAAATGGCCGGTGTCCGGATTGCGCCAATGCTCGCCGCCGCTCATGCCCCATTTGGATTCGAGGCGATTGAGCGTGTCGCGGTGCGAACCGATCCATTGCTGCACATCGCGGTCGACGACATTGCGACTATGCTGCGCCCAATCGACGGCCAGACCGGCAGGATGTTGGGACGGATTGCCACCTCTCAAGCCGTAGCCACCGAGACCGCGGACCGGCGCGCCGGCGGCGATCAGATCGTTGAAAAAGCCCTGGAATTGTGCGGCCGAGCGTTTGTTGACGCTGACAGTTTGACCATTCGCCAGCCGAATCGTCTCACGCTCGCCGGACATCGGCGAGCCGGCCGGCACGTTGAAGGCGCCACCGCCGCGCGGGCGCGCCCCTTCCACATCGCCCTCGACGCTCGGCGTGCTGGCCTCGCCGCCGGCGGCGACGTTACCAGTCTTTAAACGCTCGGCGATTCCGCCCGCAGTCCAATGCGGTAGACCCGCGGCAGCGCCGGCGCCTGTTGCCGGTATGTCGCCGCCCTTGCCCACGCGTTCACGCCAGGATTTATATTGCGCCACCCAGCCCGATTTTGTCGAAGACGGATAAAGGAAATGCTCGCCGCCTTCCTCTGCCGTTTTTGTAAACGAGCCCTCTTTCTCTTCGCCTTTGGCAAATGATCCTGACGCATTTTCGGTGCCATAGTTGGCCTTGTTGCTGCCGCCCAATGCGTTCTTAAGGCTCTGTTCGAGCACCGCGCGGTTTTTCGAAGTATCTTTGCCGCCCGGATTTTTTCTGTCGTCGTAATAGCCGCCTTGAGTTTTCCAACTCGCTTCCTTGGCCAATGAGGTGCCGTGCATCGATGCGCGGTTCATCATCGATTCAAGAACGGCTTGGGTCCCTCCCGGATGACCGCCTTGCTCGTTCTGAGCGATGCGCAAGATTTTCTCTTTCAGCGCCGGATTGGCTTCGAGCTCTTTAGCGAACTTCTGGCGATCCTCGGCCAACGACGTTTTGCCGCCGCCAGTGCCGCCGCCGGCTTCGGTCCCCTGTTGCTTTGCCGCTTCCGCGGTCGTTTCGGCGCCCTCTGATGGCTTGGTCGGTATTTTGTAGGGATCGGGCTTGCTGCCGCTATCGGTCGAGCCGGTCTTGCCATCGCTGCCGGTGCTGGGCGTGCCGCCGCCACCGCCACCGCCACCAGCACCACCGGCACCGCCACCGGCGCCACCGGCACCGCCGCGGCCACCAGCACCCGCGCCGCCGCCCAAGCCGAGCGCCTTCTGCATCTCGGGCGTCAACAAGATCATCAGCTGATCATTCAGCTGTTTCAGCTGCGCCGTGTTTTCTTTTGTTGTCTCTTCGTTTTTCGGCAATTCCTCTTTCAGCTGCCGCACCGCGTCGGTGTTTTCATGAAGACCGCGTCCGCCGCCGCCGCGGCCACCGCCGCCGCTGCCGAGCGGGACGACAGCCTCGGGCCCGGCTTCGCCGATCATCGCCAAAGTCGGACGATCAACAACGCCGCCGTGCTGCATGCCGGGGATTGTTTGCTCCGGAGTAAGATGCTTTGGCGCCCAAGTTTGTCCAGCAAATGGATTCGGTCCCGGACCAAACAAAAACTTGAACCAATCGCCCTCTTCGCGGGCTTTTTTCATTTCGTCATTCTGACGCTTGATCTCGCCCATGCCTTCTGAAACGGCTTTCATTGCGGACTGCAAAGGCGGCCCAAAAGCCCTCAACAGGCTGCCGCCCATTTCTTCGGCATCTACCGTGAGATCGTTTATCAGATCCGATAATTTGTTGCCTTCCTCGATCGTCTTTCTGATTTGCTCGGCCTGCGCTTCGGTCATGCCCTTGATGTCTTGATGCACGTGCATCAGCGTGCCGCGAGCATCGCCGAAGTCTTTCAGAAAGTTGCGTTCCTTCTCGGCCGCGATCTCGGCGGCACGAGCGCGGGTGCGCTCGTCGCCGGATGCGCGATTGAATGCATTCTGCCGCACGTTCTCGGCGTTACGCCGCACCGCGTTGGCAATGTCTTCGGTATCTGAAAGCTTGGAAATTTCGTCGATCGTCTTGGCGACTTCGTCGGTGAATTCGCCCTGTCTGGCCAAGAGATCTTGGCGCGCCGAACTGTTGACCCGGGTGAGCTCGGCCCATCGTCGCGACAACCCATCGACCAGCTGATTGGCCTCTTCATTGCCGATGTTCATTTTGCGCAGCTGGTCGACGATGTTCTTGATGTGCTCTGCAGGAATGCCGAGCGTTTCGCCCGCGCGCCGGAATTCATGCATCTTATTGGCGGCTTCCGTCATCGCACCGATAACAACAGTCGCTGCGGCACCGGCTGCGCCCAATTTGCCGATGAAGCCGACCATGGCCTTTTCGCCGCCAAGCGTCAGTTCAGTGAGCTCCTTTATTTGTTTGCCCATCTCCTCTTGGCTGCGCTTGAACTTCTCCATCTGCCCGGCTGTCGCGCCGCTGCCGAGTTGGGCGATTTGGCCACGCAACGCGACAATGCCCGCGCTGGCATTGTCCACGAGGCTGACGGTTAAGCGGAGCTCGTCCTGTTCGGGCATTTATGACTCTTGCGCGCGCCGTTCTCGCATCAGCTGCGCCGTGCGCCGCAGATGCATATCGACTTCACTGATTGGCATGTCGAGGAAAACCCGCGGATCCATGTGGTAATGCTCGGCCAGCCGGTAGCAATCGAGGATCATCGAGTCGTCGATCGTAGTGATCACCACGCCCGCAGATCGGGTAAAAAAAATTTGCGCAGTCTGAGTGCGCAGCTATTCCAATCGCGCGGATCCATTTCATCGATCATCGGCGGCAGCACGCCTGCGAGCGCTGCCATGATGTACGTCATCTTGCGCTCTTCGATGACGATCTCGGAATCCCACAGCATCCGCGTCGGATTGCCGATGCGATTGATGTCGGCGGCCTTCGGCTCGCGAAATACCAATTTGTCGACGAGCTCATTTTTGTTGTTGCGGATCGGCTTATAGAGCAGATGCACCGTTACCGGCCACGATTCATTCTGCGCCGCGATGTCGCGACGGATCTGATCGACTTCGGCCAGCGGCGGCTCGGGCGGCGGCTGATCGAGTTTCATCTGCGACGGCAGCGGCTCTTGCGGCGGCGTGTCGCGCGGATAGACGTCGACTGGTGGCGCCTGATTCTGCATTGGCATTGGTCCCGGCGGCGCCGGCGGCGCTGTTTGCGTCGCCGGATCGACCGGTTGCGGTTCGACGAAGCCTTCGCGGAATTTTCTGTTTTCGATAACCGTCAAAGCACGATCTCCTGACAGGCGAGGCCTTCCCAACGAACTTTGACTTGGCCATCACGCGTGTTGTTCTCAAAACCAGCCTTACAGGTGCCGCCAGTCAACGTATATTGCATCCCATTTGCCAGCTGCGCCACGACGGTAACATCGGTCTCCGCTTCGAGATCTTCGAGCAACAAACCTGGCACAGTCGACAGATCGCCTTCGATGTACGGCACGCGCGGCAATTCCTGATAGCCGTGCACGCCGTCCTGGCCCGCGATCATGGTGCGCTCGACCGCGCTTGGCGAAACGGTGAAGTTGCCCTTCAATGAGAGTTGCGTGCCGTCGACTGTCAGAAAGGCAATACCTGCGATTCTCTGCGCCATGGCAGACTCCTTCCGTGATGCTGATTGGAGATGTCAGAGGGAGTCCCGGCCCCTGGCGCCGGGATTTAGATTTAGTTCGGCGCGCCAGATGAGGCCTGGAACGGCGGCGCAGCTTGACCGATGATCGCGGTGTCAATGCCGCGGTCGTATTGCAATCTGAACTGTGCGAGCACAGCAAAGATTCTCAGTTGGTTGATAAGATCGGGAGGATAGAGCACGTTAACCCGGTTGGGGTCCGTCCCGTCACGCTCGACCAAAAGATGAGCCTTGAACTCTTTCAGATTCTCGACGAGGCCGTTCCACATGTCGATTTGGTACTCATTGACGAGCTCGGCCTTGATGATCCCGGGCGTGACGATCGCCTGCCCCGGACCAAATTTGGTGCCGTCATCAGCAAGCTTGCTGCGCGGGAATTTCGACGTGATCGCCTGACGCTGATTGCGCAGCAGCTTGGCCAACGTGGCCAAGGTCGTGACGAGCTCATAGGCGTCGTCGGACTGACCATACAGGTTCAATTGATAAGTTGTTTGCTCCCGCAGGATCATCGGCTGCCGGTCGCTGCCGACTTCTTGGATGGCAAGACCGTTGAAGGCGATCTGGTTGAGCTCGGGCCAGTTGAAGCGGTCCTGCAGCGGCGCGACCTTCATGTTGTTCAATGACAAGGTTTGCAGTGGACGCGCCGGATCGTTGATCAACGCGCGCTGCGCTTTGGCCGCATAAGCCGCGGCACACTCGAACATCGGCGACGGACAGGTTGTCTCGAACGCCATGATTGATTCGACGCCGCTATTGAGTGTGTCGCCGAACGTGATCAGGCTGGCGAGATCGCCGCGCTTGGCCGAGAACACATGGCCGAACTGTTGACGCTGCCAACCCCAACGGCCTTGGTCGGTGAAACCATATTCTTGGTCCCACAGGAAAAGACTGTTCGAGTCGGTGTACGGCATGGCGACAAATTCGAAGTTTTCTTTTTGGATGCCGGCGACAGCGTTGCTCATGTCCGGCGTACCGACGCCGCCGGTGAGCATGCCAGTCGCGGGCAGCGTCATGGCGAGCCCGACCGGGGTGAACTCCGAGCCGATCGAGCCGTAATAGTTGGTGCTGATCGCGATCTCGTTGCCGCCGACGCCTTTCCAGGTCGCCGTCAAAGTGACGGTGTCGGTTGCGGCAACGGCGGTCACCGGCAAGGCCGGATCGCCCATCTGCCAATTGTTGTTGATGGCATCGGCAATCGCGGTGGCGATCTCGGCGGCCGTGTCAGTGGTCATCACGTTCACCGGAACATGCGTGCCGGCGATGTAGAGATGAATCGTCCCGGCCTGCGTCGGCGGCGTGGTGATCGTGATCGTGCCAGTCGCAGCGGTGGCGCCGACCGGCTCCGCGAGCGGCAAGCCCCAAACCGAATTTGCGAAGTTGTTGGCGTAATATGCAGCGAACATCCGTTCGAGTTCACTACCGTGACCGAAGTGCGCTCCGGCCTGCGCTAGCGAGCCGATAGGGATCGCCACGTCGGGTGTCGCGCTGCCGTCTGTCGTCATGGTGCCGACCATCAGAGCGAGCAGGTTGATGTTCGGCAGCCCGGCCATGCTCGGGTCAACCTCGACCCAATACAATGGAATCTTGATGTTCGCGGGAATGTTGGCGAAGCTAATAGGCATAATGCCTCCTTCTCCCGCGGCCGCGGGCTGTCAGTTGGTTGCGATTTTCAGAACGACGGAGAGCTATTCGCTCGGCGGCTCGCGCCGCGGAGCCCTTTCACCGCGCGTCGGCTCTTTCTTTTCCTCAAGCGTGACCGAGCCGTCACGCACGCGCCGCTGCGTGAAG